TCGCCAGCGACATCAACGTCGCGGTGATGCAGACGGCGACCGCCCTCGGCAGCCTCGTCGTCACGACTGGCACGCCTGCCGGCTCCTTCGACGACATCGCGCTTTGCGATTCGATCATGAACGAGACGGGCGTCGCGAGCGACAACCGTTACCTCTCGCTCTCCTCGCGCAGCTACAACGGGCTCGCGGGCAACGTCGTCGGAACGACGCGATCTTTCGGCACGAACAACCGCTCCGACAAGGCGTTTGAGCGCGCTTACGTCGGCATGGTGAGCTCGTTCGACACGTACAAGCAGGACTACGCCTTGCGCAAGACTGCGGCGGCTGGTGGCGGTGCGCTCACCGTCTCGACGCTCAACGCAGGCGGCAACGTTAACTACGTGCCGCTCGCGACGAACACCGGCGTTGCTGGCGTCCTCAACGTCGACAACCGCTTCCAGACCATCACGCTTTCGTCGAACGTCGGCGTCGTGGCTGGCGATGCGTTCACGATCGCGGGCATCTCTGGCGTGCACCTCATCACCAAGCAGTCGACCGGGCAGCTCAAGACCTTCCGCGTCGTCTCCGTTGGAGCTGCGAACACGGTCGTCATCACGCCGCCAATCATCAGCGCCGCCAACGCGCCTGCGCAATCCGAGCTGCAATATCAAAACTGCGAGCGCTCTGGTCTCGGCGGAGCTGCCCAGGCGATCGTCTTCCTCAACTCGACCACGGCCGACTACAACTGCTTCTGGCACAAGTCGGCGATCGAGCTCCTTCCAGGTCGCCTCGCGATCCCGGAAAATGCAGGCGTCGCAGTGATGCGCGCCACGACCGACCAGGGCCTCGAGGTCGTGATGCAGAAGCAATTCGACATTGCATCGAGCCTGACTCAGTACCGCGTCGATGTGCTCTTCGGCACCGCGATGCTGAATCCCGAGATGGCCGGCATCCTGCTCTTCGACCAGTGATTCACTGAGCGCGAGCGAAAGAGGGAGCGGCTTCGGTCGCTCCTTTTTTTTCGCCTTGCGCGTGCTACCGTGCGCGCCATGCCGCTTGTCAAAGGATACTCGAAAAGCTCCGTCGCGAAGAACATCAAGACGGAGATGAAAGCCGGCAAGCCGGCAAAGCAAGCCGTCGCGATCGCGCTTTCAACTGCGCGCAAAGCGAAGAAAGGCAAGTGAGATGGCGCTCGTCTACCGCTGGCGAAAAGCTCACGGGCTCGAATACCGCAACGAGGCCCCGCACCTCGTCGACAAGCGCCTTGCCGAAGGGTGGAGCACGAGCAAAGCCGTCGCCATTGCCGCGAAGACTGCCGTGCCCGTCGCCTCTGCTGCTGCGCTCTCGGACGACGTAGGCGACGACGCGCCGCCAACGCGCGACGAGCTCGAGCGCAAGGCCGCAGAGCTGCGCATCAAGGTTGACAAGCGATGGAGCGACAAGACGCTAGCAGAGCGCATCGAAACGGCGCTGAAGGGCTAACCTATGGGCTACACGAAGCGGCAATACATCGAAGCGGCGCTGACTGAGATCGGCCTCGCCGACTACGTGTTTGACTCATCGCCTCAAGACCTTCAGACGGCGCTGCGTCGCCTCGACGGCATGATGGCCGAGTGGAACGAGCGCGGCATTCGCCTCGGGTATCCGCTGCCGCTCTCGCCTCAGCAAAGCGACCTCGACACGCAGACCTCCGTGCCCGACCGCGCGAACGAAGCGATCGTGACGAACCTCGCGTGCCGCATCGCCCCGAGTTACGGCAAGCAGGTCTTGCCCGCGACGATGGCGACCGCACGCGGGAGCTACGGCACGATCCTAGTGCGCGCCGCGATGCCGAACGACCAGCAGTTTCCGGGCACGCTCCCCGCAGGCGCGGGAAACAAGCCGTGGTGCTGGCAGGGCGGGCCATTCCTGCGCGACCCCGTTGCGCCGCTGCTCGCCGGTAACGACGCGCCGATCGATTACGAATAAGGATTCTTCATGCCGACGATTAACCAGCTCGCCTCCCTGAATCAGCTCTCGGGCTCCCACCAAATCCCGGTGTACTCTGCAAGCAACGGAGACGCGCGCCGCGCGTCCGTTTCGACGTTGCTCTCGTACATTGAGCAGGCGTGGATGTCGCCAGCCTTCCAGCGCGTCACCGCGTCGCCAACGCTCGCAGGCTTCACGCTCACGCTCCCGACGACGGCGAGCTCGCTCTTCGTGCTGCTCACGCCCACCGGGCCTATGGCGACCGGCACCATCGTCCTGCCTGCCGCTGCAAGCGCCGCAGACGGGCAAGAAATCGTCTTGTACTCCTCGCAGGAGGTAACAGCGCTCGCCTTCACGTTGAACGGCGCAACAGCCCTTAACGGCGCACCAACAGGCATCCCCGCCGACGGGTCGATCACGCTCCGATACGACGTGCTCTCGGTGGCGTGGTACGTCATCAGCAAGCCGTCGACGCTCGGCATCACCAACGGCACATTCACGCCAGTTTACAACGGCGCGGGCATCGTCGGCACCGTCGTCTTTTCGGCGAACTATCAAATCACCGGCAACGTGGTCACGCTCGGGCTCACGATTACGACCGCCGCCGCTTCGACGCTGAGCTTCACGTCGGCAACGGACTACTTCGACGGGCTCCCGGGGCTCATCCTGCCAGCCGGAAACGTGCTCTCGGGTACGCCAGTGGGCGACGGGATTCTTGCGCTCTTCGGCAAATTCGCAGGAGTATCAAGGGTCGGATTTCAGAAGCCAGCGACGCCGACCATTGTTTTCCCAGCGTCCACGTCGATTCAATACACCGTCGCAACGTACCTCATTTAAGGTTTACTATGAGCTATTACACTCAGGCATTCGCCCCCGCTTACGGCCAGGGCGTCACCGTTGTCCCAGGCGTTGCGAGCGCGGTGCAGGCGCTTCCGAATAACTCGTCAGCCGTCGAGCTGACGAACCTATCGTCGACGATTAGCTGCTCGGTGCGCTTCGGCGAAACAGCCGCGCTCACGGCGACCCTCGGCGGTGATTACGTCCTCTTGCCAGGCATGAAGAGCGTCATCACGAAGCAACGCGGCTATCAGTTCTTTGCGTACATCGGCTCCGGCGCAGCCGGTAGCCTGCACGTTATTCCAGGCGAGGGGGTCTAAGATGGGACTCAAGGCAGTAGCAACCCTCGTCCCAGGCGGCGGCGCGCCAGTAGGCGGCAGCGGCACGCCCGGCACGCTCGCGAAATTTACCGGGACTGGCACGTCAATCGGCAATTCGCTCCTGAGCGAGTCGGGCACGACCATCACGAGCGCGGCAACGGCGGAGACGTTCGGCAGCGCGCAGACGTGGACGCTTCCAAGCAATGCAGCCGCGTTGACCCTGGGAGGTGTGCTGACCCTGAACACATCGCAAAAACGCCTGGGCATCAACTGCGCCCCAGGCACGTTGCTGAGCGTTAGCGACGGCATCGTTTCTGCTCCTAGCTACGATGGCATTCGCCTCGGAAACGCTGGCGAGGCACTCTTCTCGTCGTCGGACGGCACGCGCACCTTCCGAGCAGGCGTCACCGGGTCAGCCGTCTACGTCGGCTCAACCACGTCGCACGACCTGCTCTTGCAGCGCGGCAACGTGACGGCGCTGACCCTCGGGGCGGCGGGTGCTGTGACCTTCGCCGGCAACCTGACCAGCAGCGCGGCGCAGACGTGGACGCTCGCAGCGGGCACAAGCGCGCTGAACATTCAGAGCGGTCTGCTCAACCTCGACACGACGAACAGCCGCGTCGGCATCGGCACGGCGAGCCCCATCGGAACGCTTGAGGTTCGCGCAGCAAACCCCACAATCATTTGCTCAAATTCTTCCGTTCGCTACGGCTATTCCGTGTGGAACGACGTCGCCTCAGAATTTCGCACCGGCACAGGAGGCGCGCACGCGTTTACCCTGCTCACGAGCAACACCGAGCGAATGCGCATCGACGCAACCGGCAACGTCGCCATTGGCCGCACTACAACCGCCGGTACCATCTTCGAGACGCAAGGCGACATCGTTAGTTTCCGCGACGCAGCTAGCAACGTCCGCGTGCGCTTCGAGGCAGCCAACAGCCTGCTAAACGTCGGCCTCGGGACAACAGGGTGGGGCATCAAACTCCCCACGGCCCCCGGCAACACCGACCCGAACACGCTGGACGCTTACCGCGAAGGAACACGCGTACTCGCGGCTGGCGATCTCTCCGGCTGGACCTACGTTACGGCGACGCAATACTGGACGCTCGTGGGCCGCACGGTCACGCTTCACACCATCTTCACGGGTGGCACGTCGAGCGCGACAGGTGGCGCGACCATCGCGACTCCGCCACTTCTCACGCCGCTCCGCATCGCTGCGGGCGCTGCGGTCAACAGCTCCGGCACCGCGCTTGGCAACGGCGTGTGCGTCGTCGCTTCGACCAGCTCCACGACGGGCACCGTCACAACGTCGAGCGCGATTTCGTCCAGCTCCGTGGACAAGGTTATCACTGTCACCTACGAGACCGCAGGTCTCTGAAAGGTTCCCATGTACGCTGCCATTCAGCCAGTTCCAGCATTTCCCAAGCCAGCCGTCGCTCTCTTCATCAATAACATTACCGTATGGCCGTCGAGCGAGGCGCAATTTGGCTGGACCCTTCGCGACGCTGACGGCGCGCAAGTGGGTTTCGGCATCCTCACGCTCTCCGGCGCGGCCTACGCCGCGTGGGGTTCCGACGACGAGTACCTCTACACCTACACCGCCGGAGTCCTCGGACTCACCATCATCGAGATCGTTCGCGACGTTGCGCCAGCAGCTCCACCGAGCGACGTTCTGTGACCACCGAACAAGCGCTCAAGAACCTCGTCGTCGTGGCGCACCGCGCGCAGAAGGCCGGGCTCCTCGAGCTCGGCGAAGCGGTCGCCGTCGCCGAGTGCATCGAGACTCTCGGCAAGGCGCTCAACGTGCAGCCCGAGCCCCTCGAGCCCTCCCCGGCGAACGAATAGCTATGCCGTCAATCCCGCTCCTCGCAGGCATCTACACGAACGGCACGCCCGACTTCCGAACGGCGTACCCGGTGAACCTCGTGCCCGTCCCAATGGGCACGGGCATCTCGGATGCCTACCTGCGCCCCGCTGACGGCATCGTGCAGCAGGGCACGGGGCCAGGTGTGGACCGGGGAGCGATTAACTGGAACGGCTCGCTCTACCGCGTGATGGGCACGCGGCTTGTGCGCATCGACCCAACGGGGCTCGTGCAGGACTTCGGCGACGTTGGCCCCGGCGGTCTCGTGGCGATGGATTTCTCTTTCGACCGGCTCGCGATTAACAGCGGCGATCGGCTCTACTACCTCACCGGCTCTTCGCTTCAGCAAGTCGTCGACCCTGACCTTGGCATCGTTAACGATGTCGTCTGGGTCGACGGCTATTTTATGACGACCGATGGTGAGTTTCTCATTGTCACCGAGCTCAATAATCCCTTCGCCGTGAGCCCGCTGAAGTACGCATCGAGCGAAGCGGACCCCGATCCCGTCGTAGCGCTCCTGAAGCTGCGAAACGAAGTCTATGCGCTCAACCGAAACACGATCGAGGTCTTCGATAACGTGGGCGGCATCGGCTTCCCTTTCCAGCGTATCGAGGGCGCGCAGATTCAAACAGGGTGCATCGGGCCTCGCGCGTGCGTGGTCTTCTCCGACGCGATCGCCTTCGTCGGCTCGGCACGCAACGAAGCCCCTGGCGTCTACCTCGGCTCAAACGCGAACGCGAACAAGATTTCAACGCGCGAGATTGACCAAATCCTTGCAAGCTACACCGAGACGCAGCTCGCAGAGACGTATTGCGAAAGCCGCAACGACAGCGCGCACGAGCATCTTTACATCCACCTCCCTGACCGCACGCTCGTCTTCGACCTCTCGGCGACGAAGGCTGTCGGTGCCCCCGTTTGGTTCCTCCTAACGAGCTCGGTGCAGGGCTTTGCGAAGTACCGCGCGCAGAGCATCATCTGGGCCTACGACCGATGGAACGTCGCGGATCCGTCAACGCCCGACTTCGGGTACTTCACGACCTCGGCAGGCAGCCACTACGGCGATGTTGTGCGCTGGGAGTTCTCGACTCCGATCGCGTATAATTCAGGCAAAGGCGTTGTTTTCAACGAGCTTGAGCTCGTTGCGCTCACCGGCTCCGTTGCCTTCGGCGAAGATCCGATCATCTCGACGAGTTACAGCGTCGACGGGCAAGCGTGGAGCGTCGACAAGAGCATTCGCAGCGGCAAGCAGGGCCAGCGGGCAAAGCGCCTCGTCTGGTTCCGTCAAGGCTATATGCGCAACTGGCGGGTGCAACGCTTTACCGGAGACTCGCGCTCTAACCTTGCCTTCGCTCGGCTCGAAGCGACCCTCGAACCGCTGGCGTACTGATGGCAGCTCCGTTGAAACTCATCCTCACGCGCGACCAGATTGCGGCCTTCGCGTCGGACCCGCGCACGATTAAGCAAATCGAAAGTCTCTTCGCGCTCGCGCAAGGAGTTCAGGAGTCAGATGCGACGGGCGTGGCCTTCGACGCAGGCGCAGCGCTCGCAGGCGTCAACGCGCTCGCAGGCTCAGTCGCTCAGCTTGCCCAAGACGCGGCGGTTGACGCTCAGACCGCACTCTCTACCGCCCAGGCAGCGACAAGCGCGCTGGTGGGCCTCTCAGACGCCGTGGCGGGCCTCCTGCTCGCCCCTCCGACGAGCGGCGCGTCGATTGATGCCGTGCGCTATCGTTACGGGGCATTCAGCGACACGACGACGCAGACGGCGGCATCCATCAACACCGCCTATGGGATGACGTACAACTCGACCGACCTATCGCGAGGCGTTTACGTCGGAGCGCCGACGAGCCGCGTCTACGTCGATACGGCGGCGGTCTACAATATTCAGTTCAGCGCGCAGATTGACAAGACGACCGCCCCCGTCGGAATCCTCTGGATTTGGCTTCGCGTCAACGGAATCAACGTAGCAAACAGCGCCTCGCAGATTCGCATCCAGGGCAACAACGCCGAGACGATTGCAGCCTGGAACTTCTTCGCGCAGCTTGCAGGCGGCGACTACTTCGAGCTCATGTGGGCGGTCGATAGCACCACCATTCAAATTCAGGCGTTAGGCGCTGCGGCCCCCGTGCCCGCCGTGCCTTCGGTCATCCTCACCGTCAACACCATTTCGCGCTAGGCTCCCCACCATGGCCGTCGTCCCAACTGTTCTCATTCCGCCGAAGCAGGCCGAAATCGCTCAGGTCGCGCAGTACACCGCGCCAACGGGTGCGCGCACGCGCATCGACAAGTTTACCGTGACGAACACGGGCGCGGCGAATGCGACGCTCTCGGTGTGGCTCGTCGACGCCAGCGGCTCGGCGTCGAACGCGAACCTCGTCGTCGATGCGAAGCCCGTTGTGCCTGGCGAGACGTATCTATTGCCGGAACTCATCGGGCAGTGGCTTATGACGGGCTCGTTCATCGTTACGCAGGCCAGCGCCGCAACCACGTTGACAATCCGCGCGAGCGGTGTGGAGTACACGCAATGATGATGCTTGGAATCCCGATCGAAAAGCCGTTCCCGTCGACGAGCGAGAACAAGAAAAACACGCTCATGGTGATTCAGGACTGGCAGCTCGGACCCGAGCAGCCGTCGAACGAGCGCGGGGCAAATCCCGACTACTGGCGAGCCATCGCGAAGACGATGCAGCTCGACGAGGCAGAGGCGCGCCGTCGCCGTTGCTCAAATTGCGAGTACTACGACAACACGCCGGACACGCAGATCAAGATGGAGCGCATCCCGTGGAACGCCTGGGACGTTGACGCGGGCTTCCGTGGATTCTGCACGAAGTTCGAGTTCGTGTGCCACGACCTGCGCGTGTGCCAGGCTTGGGAAGAGCAAGACTTTGAGGGCGGGTGAGCGCTATGCGCAGTCACCTTGAGGGGGCGCTTGCGCTTCCGTTGCCTGCGGTCGAATGGCTTTCCATCTTGTGGGAAGTCATTCAGACGTTCGACGACTACGCCGACGGTGGCGCAGTGGCTCGACAGGAGCTCGACGCGCTCATCTGGAACGCGCTCGTAGCGCTTCCGTGTCACCCGTTCTTCGCCGCGCACGCGCACACGCTCGGCGTCGCGCTCTCGACGGCGGTGCTGAAGTGGCAAGCCTCCGACCGCGCAGAGCGCGACGGGCTCGCCGACGCGCGGTCGTTCGTCTGGCGCGCGAGCTACTACGACGTCGTGCTCGTCGTGCTGAATCTCTGCTACGGTCCTCACGTTGCGCAGTCAAAGGCTCATCTCGTGATGGGCCTATACGGCGAGAAGCTCGAAGACTACTTGAAGGAGTTTGAACATGCCTGAGCCTATCAGCGCGTCAGTCATTGGCGGAGCGCTCATCTCGACCGTTGGTGGGTACTTTGCGCAGAAAAGCGCATCCGAGGACGCCTCAGACGCGCAGCGTTCGGCGAGCGAAGCCGCGATCGCAGAGCAGCGCCGTCAGCAAGCCGAATCCGAGCGCCTTCTCGCGCCCTACATGCAAGCGGGGCAAGCCGCGCTAGGTCAGCAGCAAGCGCTGCTAGGGCTCGGCGGTGCCGATGCGCAGCGTGCGGCAATCGCGCAGATTGAGCAGGGGCCGCAGTTCCAGTCGATGGTCGAGCAAGGCGAAATGGGCATCCTCCAGAACGCAAGCGCGACGGGCGGCCTCCGCGGCGGCAACACGCAAGCGGCGCTCGCTCAGTTCCGCCCGCAGATGCTCTCGCAGCTCATCCAGCAGCAGATGGCGCAGCTCGGCGGCCTCTCCGGCGCGGGCCAGCAAGGAGCCATGAACGTCGCTGGCCTCGGGCAGCAGGGCGCGCAAGGCATCATGTCGCAATACGGCGCGCAGGGGCAAGCAGCAGCGGGCGCAGCCCTGGCAGGGGGACAAGGCATGGCGAGCGTCTTCGGCGGCGTGGGCGGAGCCCTCGGGACGCTTGGCGGTCTCGGGGCGATGGGCCGCGGGCCGTTCGGTGGAGGAGCTCCCGCAGGCCCCGCAGGCAGCGGCTACACGCCAGGCATGGGCGCGGCTGGCGTCACCGGCATGAACTTTAAACTCGGGTGAGACCATGACGCCAAATCAACAGCCGTTCAACTATACGCTAAACGTACCAAATCCAGCCGAAGCCGTCACCGCGGGGCTTCAGCAAGGCGTTCAGCTCGCAGGGCTCATGGAGCGCGCCGACCTCACGGCAGCGCAGCGACAACAAACGCTCCTCGAGAACCAGGCGCTGCAAGCCAAGGCGCAGCAGCAAGCGCAGCAGCAAGCCGCGGTGAAAGCGTTCTACGACCTGCCGTCAGACATGCGAACGGCAGACGAGTACGAGCGCATCAGCGCAACGCTGCCGAAGGAGCAGGCCGAGAACATCCGCGCGTCGTTCGACGCGAAGACAAAGGAGCAGCAGCGTCAAGAGCTGCTCTTCGGCGGTCAAGTCTTCGCCGCGCTTCGCTCTGGCGATCGAGAGACGGCAAACTCGATGCTCTTGCGACGCGCCGACGCAGCCCGCAACGGTGGCGACGGAGCGCAGGCGAAGGCGTACGAAAACGCCGCCGAGATGGCAGCAATCAGCCCTGAAAACGCTGAGATGTTTATCGGCACAACGCTCGCCGCGCTGCCTGGCGGGAAAGACTTCATTCAGAACGTCGGAGCGCAACAGGAGCAAACGCAAAAAGCCGCGCTCTTCAAACCCGAGCTGGCTAAGAAAGATGCCGAAGCACAAATTAAAGCCATTGAGCAAAAGTATATGGACGAAGGCGAGCGCGCACGCATCGACTTGCTCAAAGCCCAAGCGGGGAAAGCAAGGTCCGAATCGTACAAGGCTTCTCGCGAGGCATCGGATGTCGGCAAGCTGACGCCTGAAAAAAGGTTTAAGTTTGAAGAAGACCTCCGCGATCGTTACGATAATAATTCCAAGGATTTCCAGAAGATCAGCTCCGCATACACAGGAATCAAAGCCACAGGGGGAGTTGATGCCTCTCCGGTCAACCGTGTGGCTAAGGTGTTTTCCTTCGTAAGAATGGTCGACCCTGGGTCCGTCGTCCGCGAAGGCGATTTCGAGGCCCTCCGCAGCACGCGAGGATACGCTTTGTCCCCTGATTGGTTTAAGCAGGAAGTGGATCGCTTGTCGACCGGAGCGCCTATCAAAGACGA